AGTGAATCGAAAAGTGGTGATTCTTCTCTGCGTGACTGGTTTGGCAAGAGTAAGTCTAGTGATGGCAAGCCTGGTTGGGTTCAACTGGGTGGGAAATACGCTGGAAAACCTTGCGCCAAGCAACCAGGACAAACCACAAAACCAAAATGTGGTTCCAGTAAAATGAAACGCAACCTCTCTAAAGATGAAGAGCAAGCAGCGTTTCGTAGAAAGAATAAAAAAGATCCAAATCCAAATAGAAAAGGGAAGGCAATTAACGTGAATACTGAAGAATTTACAACACTACCGCTTCAAATTGAAGTCCCAAATAACATCAGAGATTTCAATCTGGGGCTGATGTTCCGTGAAAGTCTCGAAGAAAATAGTGGAATGCTTTTCATTTTTGATGATGTTGCAAAGCAGTCATTCCATATGTCAGAAACAAAAATTCCTCTTGATATTGCTTTCATCGGAGAGGATGGAACAATTGAGAGTATCAAACAATTAGAACCACTTGAGGAGAGTCCAGTATCATCTGATGGTGAAGTTCTCTGTGCCCTGGAAGTAAACAGAGGTTGGTTTGAAGATAACGATGTAGAGGTCGGTGATCAAATTGACATCGAAGAAGGTAAGAAAGACGCTTGCTACCATAAAGTAAAGTCTCGCTATTCTGTATGGCCTTCAGCGTATGCCTCTGGTGCCCTTGTGAAGTGTCGTAAGAAAGGTGCTGCTAATTGGGGCAATAGCACAAAGAAGGAAGAGACCGAGTACGAACTCGATGAGAAGTGCTGGAAGGGATATAAGAAGAAAGGTATGAAGACAATGTTTGGAAAGAGATATCCAAACTGCGTCAAGAAAGAAGAGGTCGAACAGATTGATGAGAAGAAAGGATGTGTTCACAACCATGAGGGTGAGGAATGCCCAGTTCATGGTAAAAAATCTTGCCCCGATTTGGTAAAAGAGGCACAAAGGATTCCACAAAGAACTGGTAATATTGTAATGGTCATTCTCACCTTTAGAGGCAGAATGTATTCTATTCAAATGTTCTTCCCATCTGTGAAGATGCCTAGCAGATCAGATGTTCAGGATCAAATTGAAAAAGTATATCCTGGTGGTAAAGTCAGAAGTTATCAAGTTTCTGAACACAATCCAGGAGAACCACTACTGTATACTGAAGGTGCTTCGTGGACCAAAAAAGAAGGTAAAAACAAATCTGGAGGATTAAATGAAAAAGGAAGGAAGTCGTATGAGCGTCAAAACCCAGGAAGCAATCTTAAAGCACCTTCAAAGAAAGTTGGGAACCCTCGTAGAAAGAGTTTTTGTGCGAGAATGAGAGGTATGAAGAAGAAGTTGACTTCTGCTAAAACTGCGAGAGATCCAGATAGCAGAATCAATAAGTCCCTCAGAGCTTGGAACTGCTGATTAAATTATGCCTGATAATGTATATCTTGGTAATCCTAATCTAAAGAAGGCAAATACTGCCATAGAATTTACTCAAGACCAAGTTCTTGAGTTTGTTCGGTGTAAGGAGGATCCAGTTTATTTCGCAGAGAGATACGTCAAAATTGTTTCTCTTGATGAAGGTTTGGTTCCGTTCAAACCATATCATTTCCAAAAGAAGTTGATCAACAACTTCCACGAAAACAGATTCAATATCTGTAAGATGCCACGACAGACTGGTAAGTCTACCACTGTCGTATCTTACCTTTTACATTATGCATTGTTTAATGATAGTGTTAATATTGGAATCCTGGCAAACAAAGCATCCACAGCAAGAGAGTTGTTGGGTAGATTAGCAACGGCATATGAGAATTTGCCAAAATGGATGCAGCAGGGTATTTTAGTATGGAACAAAGGTAATATCGAGTTAGAAAATGGTTCCAAAATCTTGGCTGCATCAACTTCTGCCTCAGCTGTTCGAGGAATGTCATTCAATATTTTGTTTTTGGACGAATTTGCATTCGTTCCAAATCATATTGCTGATTCGTTTTTTGCCTCTGTTTATCCTACTATTACTTCTGGTAAAAGCACTAAAGTTATTATTGTCTCGACGCCACACGGAATGAATCATTTCTACCGCATGTGGCATGATGCGGAGAAATCTAAAAATGAATATGTACCAACCGACGTTCATTGGTCAGAGGTTCCTGGTAGAGATGATCTTTGGAAAGAACAAACAATTGCAAACACTTCAGAGCAGCAGTTCAAGATTGAGTTTGAGTGTGAGTTCCTTGGATCTGTTGATACTCTGATTGCCCCAAGTAAATTGAAATCCTTGTTATATGAAACACCAATCACACAGAACGCTGGGTTAGATGTATATCAACCAACAATAAAAGGACATGACTATGTAATGACTGTTGATGTGGCAAGAGGTGTTGGAGCAGATTACTCTGCTTTTGTTGTAATTGATATTACAGAGTTCCCACATAAAATTGTTGCCAAATATAGGAACAATGATATTAAACCAATGTTGTTCCCCAACATCATCTATGATGTAGCAAAGAATTATAACAACGCATTTATCCTATGCGAGGTAAATGATATTGGAGATCAAGTAGCAAGTATTATTCAGTATGATCTAGAATATCAAAACTTACTAATGTGTTCTATGAGAGGTAGAGCAGGTCAGATTGTCGGACAGGGTTTCTCCGGTAAGAAGACACAACTTGGTGTCAAGATGAGTAAGACTGTCAAGAAGGTAGGATCACTCAATCTCAAAGCAATGATTGAGAGTGACAAACTTATATTCAATGATTATGAGATTATATCGGAATTGACTACTTTCATTTCCAAGAGCAACTCTTTTGAAGCAGAAGAAGGATGTAATGATGACTTGGCAATGTGTCTTGTCATCTATGCTTGGTTGGTCCAGATGGACTACTTCAAAGAACTGACTGATCAGGATGTTCGTAAGAGATTATATGAAGAGCAGAAAAATCAAATTGAACAGGATATGGCACCATTCGGTTTTTTGAACAATGGTCTTGATGATGAGACTTTCGTTGATAAGGATGGAGACAGATGGTTTACTGACGAGTATGGAGATAGATCTTTTATGTGGGACTATCTATCATAATGGATTTTGATGGACAGATCAAACTTGGACACCTTCTCTTACAAGATAGGAGGTGTAGAATTTGTGGTGAAACTAAAAACTTGATTGATGGTTTTTATAGAACTAGAAAGAACAGAGGGGCAGTTGCTTCATCATATTCATATGAATGTAAAGAATGTACGATCAAAAGAATTATAGATACTAGAAAGAAACAAACACCATTTTTGGATTGGGACTATCCAGATTGGTAGTTCACGCCATGTTTCCCCACTGAAAGTGCTCATAATTCTAAATAATTTCAGATAAACTGAGATCACGGAGAAACAAAACATGGCGACTCCTCAATTATCTCCTGGCGTATTAGTCAGGGAGGTTGACCTAACCGTAGGAAGAGCTGATAATGTCTTAGATAATATTGGTGCTGTTGCAGGACCTTTTGAAATTGGACCCGTCGAAGATCCTATCGACGTTACGACTGAGCAAGAACTTATTGAGTACTTCGGTAAGCCTCTCTCAACCGATGCCCAGTATGAATACTGGATGACCGCATCTTCTTACCTGTCATACGGTGGTATTCTTAAAGTTGTCAGAGTTGATGGTGATTCGCTGGTAAACGCAAACGCTGGCGTATCTGCTCAAAACTCTAGTTCTCTAAAGATCAAGAACTACGACGACTATATTAATAACTACACTGAATCAACAAACTTTACTTACGCTGCTAAGAATCCAGGTCGTTGGGGAAACTCAATGAAGGTTTGCTGGATCGACGACATGGCAGACCAAATCATCGGCATTGGAACTACTAACCCTGCTGCTCAGGGTGCTGTAGTTGGTGGCGGTGTTACTGCTGCTCTCTCTGGAGTAGTTATTGCTGGTCTTGGAACGACTTCAGCGTTCAACGGATACCTGAAGGGTATCATCACTGGTATTAAGACTGACGCTGCTGCCGGAAACAGCACAATCGAAGTTAAACTGGTTTCTCGTGTAGAAACAGTCGGTGGTGGAGCAACTGAAACAAGAGTTAATTACACTGAAGGAACAACCTTCGGATCTATTAAGACAACATCATCACTGAGATATGTAAACAGTGCTGGTGTTAACACTGGTGGGTCTGCATCAGCTGCGGTTACTCCAACAAGTGCGATTGACTGGTATGATCAACAGACCTTAGGTTTGGATAATGCAACCATCTTCTGGAAAGAACTTGCACCAAAACCCACTGCAAACGTATACGTTACTGATAGACAGGGTTATAACGACGCTGCTCACCTTGTAGTTGTTGATGACACCGGAACAATCACTGGTATCAGAGGAAACATCCTTGAAAAGCACATCAGTGTTTCCAAAGCATCTGATGCTGTCTCTAATGTTAATGCACCTCAGAAGATCTTCTACGAGTCATATCTCGCAGACTTCTCCGAGTACATCTACGCAGGAGGCAACCCTTCTAACGCAATTGACACTTATCACGGAACTGCTCCTAGAGCAACTGGATTCACCACTTACTCTGGTGTCAAGTCTACCGCGTTTGTGCCGGTCTCTACTGGAGACGGTCTCTGGAACCAAGCTGCTCAAGGTGTAACTTTCGCATCCATTGGCAACACATCTTACACTCTAACCGGTGGTGAGAACTATTCCTCCAATGGCGGAATGCGTCCTTCTCTTGGAAGTGTGATGACTGGGTACGATCTCTTCTCTAACAGAGAGGAAATCGCAGTTGACTTCTTGATCATGGGTCCTGGTGGATTTGATAATGAGTTTGAATCGCAAGCAAAAGCAAACAAACTGATCTCTATCGCAAATAGCAGAAAGGATTGTGTTGCTACAATTGGAGCACACAGAGCAAATGTGGTCAACGTAACCAATGATGATACGCAGACTAACAATCTGATCAACTTCTTTAGTTCACTGCAGTCTTCTTCTTACGCAGTGTTTGATTCTGGTTACAAGTACATGTATGACAGATTCAATAACAAATTCCGCTATATTCCATGTAATGGTGACATTGCTGGATTGATGGTAAGAACTAACCTTGTTGCTTATCCTTGGTTCTCTCCCGCAGGTCAACAGCGCGGTATTATCAACAACGCTGTCAAACTTGCTTACAACCCCAATAAGGCACAAAGAGACAAACTCTATCCACAGAGAATTAACTCGGTTATTACTCAACCTGGATTAGGAACTCTCCTCTTTGGCGATAAGACCGCTCTGGGTTATGCTTCCGCTTTCGATAGAATCAATGTTCGCCGTCTGTTCCTGACAGTCGAGCAAGCATTGCAGAAGGCAGCAGAGGCACAACTTTTTGAACTCAACGACGAACTGACCAGAGCAAACTTTAGAAACATCGTTGAACCATATCTCCGCGATGTTCAGGCGAAGAGAGGACTCTTCGGATTCTTGGTTGTTTGCGATACGACAAACAACACTCCTGATGTCATTGATAACAATGAGTTCAGGGCAGACATCTTCCTGAAGCCTGCGAAGTCTATTAACTATGTCACACTTACCTTCGTAGCAACGCGGACTGGCGTTGACTTTGAAGAAGTGGTCGGCAGAGTTTGATCTTAGAGCTAAATAACTAAAGGAGGATAGCAACCATGGCAACTTCAAGAGAAAATAAAACTATTTCTCAGTTTAAGTCAGCACTAGTGGGGGGCGGTGCCCGCCCCAATCTATTTGAGGTAGAGTTGACTACATTCCCAACCGCTGCTGCAAACGCAGACTGGGATCCCAATAACTTTAGATTCATGTGTAAGGCAGCTCAGTTGCCTGCTT